AATATTATACGGATGGCCGCTTTTTGGAGCGTGAGGATTTTGAATTTCATTAAAAAATTACACATATGCCATTTGGTACTCACTATATATTGGGTACCGATATACCAGAGAGAGTTGCCAGAGGGAGTCAATCGGTACTCAAGTTTAGTCAACATGCCTTCTAAACGCTTTCAAATATATTCCAAAAATTATTTTCTGACTTATCCAAAATGCTCTCTTACTAAAGAGGAAGCACTTTCCCAAATCCAAAACCTACAAACTCCAACAAATAAAAAATTCATCAAAATTTGCAAAGAGCTTCACGAGAATGGGGAACCTCATCTTCACGTGCTCATCCAATTCGAGGGGAAATACAAGTGCCAGAATCAGCGATTCTTCGACCTGGTATCCCCAACCAGGTCAGCACATTTCCATCCGAACATTCAGGGAGCTAAATCAAGCTCAGATGTCAAGGACTACATCGACAAGGACGGGGACACTCTCGAATGGGGAGAGTTTCAGATCGATGGAAGATCAGCAAGAGGAGGACAACAGACAGCAAACGACGCTTACGCCGCAGCACTTAACGCAGGCAGTAAGTCAGAGGCTCTTAGAGTCATTAAGGAACTAGCTCCTAAAGATTTTGTACTACAATTTCATAATTTAAATGCAAATCAGAGCAAGATCTTTCAGGAGCCACCGGCTCCCTATATTTCTCCTTTTTCTCGTTCTTCTTTTGATCAAGTTCCAGAAGAACTTGAAGTTTGGGCCATCGATAACGTTGTCGATCCCGCTGCGCGGCCCCTTAGACCGCGAAGTATAGTAATTGAAGGAGACAGTCGTACGGGGAAGACGATGTGGGCTAGATCACTGGGACCACATAACTATTTGTGTGGACATCTGGACCTGAGTCCCAAGGTCTACAGTAACGACGCCTGGTATAACGTCATTGATGACGTCGACCCGCATTTCCTCAAACACTTTAAAGAGTTTATGGGGGCCCAAAGGGACTGGCAATCCAACACAAAGTACGGGAAGCCAGTTCAAATTAAAGGCGGGATACCAACAATCTTCCTCTGCAATCCTGGTCCCCACAGCAGTTATAAAGAGTTCCTAGACGAGGAAAAGAACACCGCACTAAAGAACTGGGCAGTAAAGAATGCGATCTTCATCACACTTGAAGGACCCCTGTACTCAGGTACCAATCAAAGTACAGCACAGGGAAGCGAAGAGGCGCATCAGGAGGAGGAGAGTAGATCTTGAATGCGGGTGTTCTTATTATCTGTCAATCAACTGCCACAACCATGGATTCTCGCACAGGGGCACTCATCCCTGCAGCTCAAGCAAAGAATGGCGTCTATATGTGGAAGGTTCCAAATCCCCTCTATTTCAAAATCCTCAACCACGACAACCGTCCATTCAGGACGAACATGGACATAAGAACACTCAGGATCCATTTCGACTACAACCTACGGAAAGCTCTGGGAATACACAAGTGTTTTCTAACCTTCCGAATCTGGACGGCCTTACACCCTCCGAGTGGTCTTTTCTTAAGGGTATTCAAAACCCAAGTCCTCAAGTATCTCAACAATCTAGGTGTAATCTCACTTAATTTAGTTATTAAAGCCGTTGAACATGTATTGTACAATGTAATTAATCAAACAATGTATGTAGACCAATATTCAGATATAAAATTCAAACTTTATTAATATTAGTTCGCTACATAGTCATAAAAATAAATAGGACTCTTAAGGGTAGCGTACACTGGGTTGCTAGCATGAGTACAAGCCATGTAAAGCATCAATGCATTCTCGGTGTGATTCTCGTATTTTCCTGCTTCCTGTTGATTGTAAACAACATAATTGTTAACTCTGACAAACTTCTTGACCAAAGCCTGTTCCTTACTAGCATATTGACCACCCGTAACGGTTGCATGCCATTTCCTCAACACCTGGTAACGGTCCCTATGACTATTCTTCACAGTTGCTGTACTGGGTTCGTTGTCAAACATATTGAATACCTCACCAAAATCGTGAGGTTTGTCAACAGGACGTCGATCGCGGACTAAAAAGAACATCACCGAATTCGTGTGATTCTTGGTCTTAATATTTTCATCCATCCATATCTTACCTAAAACATAAACTGACTTGACACAAAAACGTTTACCAATACGATGGGTCAAACCGACACCACGCATAACATCAGAAATACACATTACCTTACCAATATGAACAACATCATGTCTGGACTCAAAAGACTGTACCTTACATGGGCCTTCACAACCCTTTGGAACATCCGGACTTCTGTACATCCGATACATTCTGGGCTTCCTGTTCATAGGCCTGTTTGTCCATGCCTGTTGTTTTGTGACGCGGACAATGGGGGCAGCAACACGGTTGGTGTATGGGCTGCCGAAGTTCAGACGCCGGCGTACTTTCGACGCGGGCGTAGAAATGACGATATCTGCAGCTCGCTTCGACATAATTACGGGAACGTAGAATACAGATTAAATCCCGTATTAACTCGTAACCAAGGGTATCTGGAGAATAATCCTGCGACAAAAGTTGCAAATATTTGACAGAAAGCATACAACGAAACCCGTGCACCGTATCCGGGAATTCGTTTACTAGTGGATCCCACATGTTTCAATTTGAAACTTAGTGCGCAAGTACTTATAGCCGAAGGAGCGTTATCTAAGCTTTGAGTCTGCATCGTCGTGCGTTCTGGACCCACCACTAAAAAAATCGCGCGGCCATCCGGT